CTGAGTTCGAGCACAGAGCCGCGGCCCTGTTCCATGGTCAGGGCGCGCTTGACCAAGCTGTACGCGATGCGCGGGACGAACATGTACGCTTTCCCGGAAGCAATGCCCGCATAGGTCTGCGTTTTCTTCCCAGCGTAGATCGTGTCGCCTTCGTACGGGATGATTCCGTTGATCCAGGTCATGGCTTCGAAATTCGAAGGCTTGCCCTTCCCGCCGATGTTCAGCTGGCCGTTTATCGCGCGATTGAAAGCGAACTCGGTGCCTTTCGGAATTCCGAGGAAAATGCCGTTCGCGGTGGAAATGTTCTGCTTGGTCTGCGGGTCCTTGAGGAGGAGGAATTTCTTGTACGCGCTCACGAGCGTGTTGTACAGAAGCTCTTCCTTGGTCGCGCCCGAGGTTGCATCCGCGGCCTGCTGCTGTCCGGAATCCCAGCCGACCGCGGTAGTCTTCGCGACCATGAGCCCGAGGACGTTTCTGTTGTTCCGGAGGCCGACATAGCCGCGGGTTACCGCGCGCATGACCTTTTCGATGTCATACAGCGGGTTGAAGATCACGTCCTGGAGGCTGGTCTTGTCGCCGACGGCGAAAAGGTCCATGGACACGGTGTCAGTCGCACCGGTCTTGTGCTCGACAAGCGGCACGGAGTCGTTGTTCCCGTAGATCGTCGCGAATATCGCGCCGGCATCCAGGAATTCGTCGAGGCGCACGGATTTTCCGAAGGCGGGATTCGATTGCTCGTTCATCACGAGCGAGGTGTAGTCCGCTTCCTGCATTCTCCGCCGAGTAAGATCGAGCCTGAGAAGATCGGTCAGCGTGGACCAATCGTCCGGAAGCATCGCGGCGTTCTTGGCCTTTTTGTGAAGGTCTTCGATCCTAGACCATATTTTCGCGTGGCCCTCGGAACCTTCCCACTGTCTGGACGACATGATCACAGACTGATTCTGCGTCATCTCCGGGATGGCGGCGGCAAAGTTCTGCTGCGCATTCCCGCGGAAGCCTTGGGCCTTTTCGGTGTATCCGTTCGCAAGCCGGAGATCCAGGAGCCCTTTTTTGTCAAGCAAAATATCGTTCATGTGCTCGCTCCTTTAGCTCGAGTAGACGGCGCTGTGGAAACGCAGTCCTTCGAATGCCCATACGCCCGAGGCTACGACCTCGCGAACGTATCCTACGATGTAACGACCCGTATCGCCGGCTTCATAGAAAAGCCCGTCGGCAGGATCGTACCAGACTTCCTGGCCCCAGGTCGCGAACGTCTGGCCGGAACCGGTCTTCGCCACGCCAACGCGGTAAACCTGGCCGACGTGGATAGTTCCGACGCCGGAGGTTGCCGCGATGTCTTCATCGGCAAGGCCAAAGTACGGCGTAGCGAGGACGAAATCGCCCTGATTGATCGCCGACCCGGTGTTCGTCCACGGGATATGGTCGTCGCCGGCCTTGCGCTCGAAAAGTACGTATCCCTGGCGGGCGGTGGTGGTATTCTCGCTTGCAGGTAGTGCCATTGTCTCTCCCCCTTAAAGCTCGACAACTTCGGAGTTGATTCCGTCGTTCTCGGTCGTGGTTACCCGATTCACATTGGAATGCGGATCGGCCATCTGTCCCGCGAGCTGCTTCGCGATAGGCGAGTTTTTCACCGCCTCGATCGCGTCGGCAAGATTTTTACCGATGGCATTCTCGGGGACTTTCTCTTCGGCGTAGGACCTGATGAGGTTTTTCTCATCCGGCGCGCCGAACGCGTTGGTCAGGGCTACGGATCTCTCCGCCTTGGCAAGCTCGGCGTTTTTTTCCGCCAACGCCTTGTATTCCCCGACCGGGTCTTTGACTCCCAGTTCCGCGAACTGATTTTTCAGCGACAACGCCTGCCGCGCCTCGTCGTTCATAAGCCTGTCGGCCTGGTTGAAAACTTTGGCGCAATCTTCGAGCGTCATGTCGTTGTTTTTTCTCGCGGAATCAAGAGCATCAAGAATTTCCTGCTTGGTCACTTTGCTCTCCTTGTTGCGCTTATCGATCATCGAAATGAGATTTGCTACCTCGGGATTGCCATTCGGAGCGCGGGAGACGATTCGCCTCAGCGCGGTACGCATGACAAAGCCGTTTCGGATAACCTCAGTCGAATCATCGACAGCGTTTATTTTACCTGCCTCAATGAGTTTCTTTGCTTCATCGAGCCAGTCAAATTCAGAATTCACGGTTTGCTTCATTGCGCCGGCGCCGTACTCCACGGCATCGTTGCGTTCATATCCCTTGGTCGCTGTAAATTTTGTTATCTCGTTTCCGTCCGCGTCTTTCGTGACCGTGTACTCTGGCCAGGTCACGAGCGAAAAATGTACGATGTTCGCTTTCGCGTCGCGGATCAATCCGACGTTACTGTCAGAATCTCCGTTTTTCGGGATGTAAACTTTCATATGCACGGTCCCGGTGCCGTCGCCCTTGGAATCCATGCGGCCGCCCACAGTGTAAAGATCGCTCGATGGCCTCGACTCCCATGTATGCCCGCGCTTCGATCCTGGAATCGGGCGGTCACGCATGACATTAAGAAAGGATTCGAAAAACTGTTCGGTGTAAATCCCGCCCGAACCTTTGACCGGATATTCGATGGACTCGATTTTGTAGTAAGGCTCGGAATCACCGTCAAGAATCGACTTCAGCTTTTTATCGGGAACAAGATTCGGAACGGACTCCGCCGATGGCGTGTCAGACAGAGAACGATAGTTAAGAAAAACAATATCGCCTTTCATCATTGCAGTGTAACCCCCTTTATCAAAATTTTGCAAGGGCAATTTTATCTTATAATGTATTCCCAGTTTTTCATAGCCCAAGAATCCAGATAATCAACATTTCCGCCGTCTAGCCATGTCTTGAGGTCGCGCTCGAAGTCGCGATAGTCTCGGAGGCGCGGACGCAAATCACAAGAACATGATGGGTGTGGATTGCTCGGCACTTCCTGATATTTGTACGGGCTCGCCGATGCCAGCTCAGGACATCTGCAGTCCCAGTTCTGCCGCCCGGCCTCAAGAATCCAGTCGTATTCATCAGTCGCGCCTGGGTTATTGTGCCCCTGCTGCCGCGTTGCCTCGCGCACCGAAGTATAGAGCTCGGTCCTGATAAGTCTGAGCGCGCGATAGTCAACACGGTTTCCGATGCGCTTCATAAACTCAACGGTTCCGCGCTCAAGACGTCCATACCGATTCGCAAGCGCGATTTTCCCGTCCTTCACGTAGACCTGAATATCCTTGGCGATCTTTATCGGGTCCCTGCCCTGGGCGATTCCCGACAAAATCACGTCCTTGATATCCTGCTCGTACTTTGTCGCCGCTCGCCAGATTCGTTCCGACAACGTGTATCCGTCGGCGTAAATTCTGTTTGCCATGTCGCGCACGATCGATTCGTTGATCGCGCGGAACATCGATTTAGCTCCAGCCCGCAATTCCGCGGATGCTCCAGCGGCTTCGAGCGCTTCATCGAGATATGTCTCGTTTATTTCCCCAGTAGTTTCCGCGCCTCGGAGCACCGTCGCCGGAAGTTCTTCGGTCAGCGCCGTGTTTATTTCGGCCACGGAATTCTGTAGCTGGATTTCAATCGATCGCCACGCTGAACTTGTAAGCTCAGATAAACCGGCAAGCTCGGCCCCGCGTACCTCGGCGGCTGCAAGCTTGGCGGCTTCTGAATAGATTTTTGCCAGCCTGGTCATCGTCTGCCTGAGAATTTGCGGGGTTATTTTTCGAGCTTGCCGGTAAAATGCCTCGTACTCTGCCTGGTTCATATTATAAAATCATCCTCAGCCCGCGGGGCATGATCCCGCGCGACTCCGGCCCGAGTGGCATTAGCTGTCAGACTGAGGATGTGGATCACTGATCTTGTCCAGATAAATCCGTTTCGTCCCCAAGGTCTCGGGCCATTGTGTAATTCTCCTTGGTCCATTGAACATGCCCGCCCATATCGGAAAGGCCGGCGCGGAAGGTTTCAAAATCATCTTCGGTCGCAGTCGGATATAGCTCCGAATAGAACTTCCAAAGCTGTTCTTTCGTGATCGCTGCATTAACTACGGCCGCAGAAATCCCCTGCATGTAATTTCGGAAAATTATCGAGCGCACTTCGTCGGAAACGGCGTCCATTTTGTTCCACTCGATTTTGATTTCGGAATCTGACTGCATCATGTTCACGCGCGCCATGATCGCGAGGCTCGCCGCGAATAATTTTTTATACCCCTCGTTTTTCTGCGTGCGTTTGTCCTCGACATATTTTATCAGCATAGCCATATTTTCTTCGACGGACGCTCGGTTGCCTTCGGTTTTCAGCCCCCAGGCGATTTCCGGCACGCCGGAGGCTTCGACTATTTTCTGAAAAATGTTTTTCAGCTTCGCAAGATAAGATTCGACGGCCTGGTCCGGGAATACGAAGTCGGTTTTTTCGTCGAGGTTGTTATAAATAAAATCGGTCGTCTGAATGTTTATGTCAGCAATCGATTCATAGCCGTTGTTCGCCAGCCAGTCCGCAAGGTTTACGCCGTTCTGGACCATTTTCGGGGAAAATTTCGCGAGGAACGTAGACAGCGCGAGGTCTATGTCGTGATAATTCTTCAGGTCCGGAATAATGCGCTCGTAATCCGAGTGCCCGCGCATCTCGTCCCCGTCCGCGTTGTTCGTAAACCTGACCGGCATTATTCCGAGGGCATTTCGCATCGTGCCCGTTTTGAGATTCCCGGGAATCGAAGCGTCCCCGGACCAGAATACAGTAATTTGTTTTTCGGTGAACGACCGCTTGCGCTGAGCGTTGACAACGCGATTTTCTCCGATGCTGATTTTGAGATCTTCGTTTGCGATTATCTCTACGATTTCGCCGGTCTCAAGGTCGGTTATGATATCCGTAACCGTATCGTCAGGGATGAATTCCCATATTAGTTTCCCGGCGCGCGAGGACCATCGCGGCCAGACCCACACCGTGCCGTCGCGGTGGGTCTGAATGTTTATTTCGTACAGAGACATCGCGAAACTAAGAATTATCTCGTTTAAAATTTCCTGATCCGCTTCGTTTTCTGACGTTGGAATCGGCAGGCCCATGAACCAGACCGGTATCGCTATCGGCGCGTATGCCAGCCCGCCAGCGAGCTTAAACCCTGGATACGTGTTATGATAAAGCCCGCGCGTAAGATCGATATTCGCCTGATACGAATTTGTAAAATCAACAATCCCGCTTGATCTGCGAGGCTGCCTGGTAACGTCCGATGACTCCTGCGTCGACTTCGGCTTAAAAAAATTAAAAGCCATGGCTCACCTCACTGGATAGGGATTCTTGTCGTGTGCATCTTGATCTTCGGCTCGGGAATGCCCGAATAATCAAAGCCCGAATAACTATACCATAGTTTCATGGCCTTGGCCAATATTCCTTGCGGTTTCAGCTTTTTCAGGACCGCGGTCCGAAGCTGGCCTTTTATGTGTACAAAAACTGTTCGCTCATCAAGCGCCGACCAATAAGAATCCGTCGCGTTCCAGATTTTTTGCGGCAACCGGATCAGTTTGCAGTCCGGATAACCGTTGGCCATCATGTACCCGAAAGCGGCCTGATTCATCCCGAGCCAGTCGCGGCGATACTTTTCATGAAGCGCGGGATTTTTGTAAAGCAGCTCGTTCACCTCGAGCCATCGTTTAAAAAACGCGCGGCTCCTGGAGTTCGGGCGGACGAAAATTATCCCGCCGTTCATGGGCGCGGTTTTCCCGTCCGGAGACTTGCCGGTATAGGCGACATCAAAATCAAGATCGAAGGCCGGACGCGCGTCTCCGACGGCCAGCATATCGCAGTCGGCAAGGATTACGTCGTCATCGGTCTTGTTGAGATAATCCACCCACGCGCGGAGCTTCAGAGAGTTCGATTCATACGTCCAGTTGTGATGATAATCGCGTTCGCGCTGGCCTAGAAGTATTTCGTCCATCGCAACAGTCGGCATGTTGCGCCGAACGGACTCCCGGAAAACCCGGAGTAGTTCCGCATAATCATTCCCGGATCCGCGCGAGAATTGGACCGTGCAGATCCGGTATTTTTCGCGCTGCTCGTAACCGTAATAATCTTTGATCCACGGATATTTTATCCTCATGCTTAAATCCCAAGGCTTTTTCTTGCCGTTAAAAAACATGATTTTGCATTTTGGTTTTTCGGTTGTTTTGTGCTCCATGTATTCCAGAAATGCTTGAATATCGCCGCCAAGTTTCCAGGTCGCCTCGTTTTTTTTGAGCGAATACCCGAGCCATGCTTGATCTGAGCCGTGCAGGCCCGCGGCCATCGTTAGCCGCGGACTCGTTTCCGGATCGAAGCGCGTCCACACGGATTCCCGGCAACCGGAATTCATCATCCAAAGCGTCCCGCAGTATGGGACTTCCCGGGATTTTCCGGACAACAAAACTATTTCCTCGTTTCTGTCAAATAATTCCGTTATGTCGTCCATGATGATGGTGTCCAGGTCGATCGACACGAAGCGGGAGCCGAAATACTTTTTTGCATCTTTCGAAAACGCGATCAGGCGCCGATAGCACGATGGTCCGTTTTTCCACGTGGGATTTTCAAGTTCAGAAAATCTAGAGCCGAGATCGATCGTCTCTATTCCGGGAATTTCTTGATCGGTTACGCATATAAACCG